AAAGAGGTGCGAGCATTGATGCTCCACTTGCTAGTCCGAACGCATGCTTGCCGCTGAATTTGCCAGCTTCTCCAAAAGCACCTGACCATGGGTTTAAAAATCTTCCTAGACCTTTGGTCCAAAAACCTCCACCTCCAGCAGGAGTTCCCCCCATACCTCTAGTCAACATAGCTGGCATCTTAGCTGCACCAAATTTACTAGTTAAAGCACCAAGTCCAGTTTTCCATCCAGCAAGACCTTTTCCTGCGCCCCATAAGGCAGGTGCAAAATACGCACCCCCTGCCAACAGAGCCATTTTACCTAGGGGACTTTTAGCAACTTTTTTAATGCCACGAACAGCTTTCTTAACAAGCTTACCTAGACCATAATTTTGTCTTGGGTCCCGTAGACTTCCTAAGCCTCCTTGTATTTGTAGTGGTTGTTGCATGTTTGAAATAGCCATAATTTAACCTTAATTGTTGGTTTTACTTTGTTTCTGCTAACAAATCAAGAGGGGGCATGATAACTTTTACGTCTTGAGCCATCTCTTCATTCTTAAAACCCTTTACTTCCCAGTCTTTTCTTTCCTTAAAAATCTCTCCAGTTTCTTTGTGTCTATAACTTGTTTCTACTTTCGTAGGTTTTACTGTTTTCATTAGTCTAGTCTCTCCTTTTGTATATTTAAATAACTAATCGTGATGTCTACTCCATCGCTTACAGTTCCGGCTGTGGTATAAGAAAGAACTGTATCACCTTCCACCACCATTGGATTGCTTAGAATCTCTACGCTGGTAGCGGCTACTAAAGTTTGAGTATTAATAACTTGAAAACCATTGTTGGTAATCGTAATGGTTGGAGTATTAGATGCTGACTTATTAGTCACATGTAAAGATTTTACAATATAGGTCTCATTAATCAAAGGGTTTTGAGTAGCCACTCCAGTTACCGGGGGTACCAAAGTAGTTCCAAAGAATTTAATAGGACCTTCGGCTGATGTGCTGGTTACTCCATACATTTTATACTGATTTACTACTGCCATTATTCTAAAAAGAAACTTTTAGCTTCTATCTCTTGTTTCATTTCTTGTTGAAAGGATGTATTTAATTTTGCTATCACTGAGTCCAGATCCCTTACTAAAGATTGGAATGTTTTTTCTTCGTACTCTTTAGTTGCCCTTGTTAATGATTGTACTATCTTTGCCATTATAAAATACTTGCCAGTCCCCCTAAATTTAAATAGACCCTTCCACCTTTTCTGAAATCTTTGGCTATTTGAAGCATAAGATTCTTATTCTCTGGTTGGTAATTAATGTCGTAGTTCCAATCACCTATGTTATTGGCATATCCTAGATCACTTACATTTTTATATGGGTCTATGTTTGCATAGAAATTATTCAAATTTACATTTGTACCAATAACTCCTTCGTCAGTAAAATCGGTAGTCAAATTATATTTATCATTACCAACACCTAAACTGCCGTCAATATTAATTAGGTCTTCTTCGGTTGGATAAATATTTCCCTTTATTCTAGCCAGAGTTGTAGGGTTTAAATCAAAAGGTACACCAAACCCCTGACCCTCAAAATCTTTAACATCAAATCTAGTATCCTGTCCGTATACCAAAGAAGGTTCTATATCTACAGTTTCAGTAGTGTCAGTCTCGATCTCAGTTGGTCGGTCGATATAACCTTCGGCCGTTCTTCCTACTCCAGGACTCCATGTTCCTCCATCTTTAAGTCCTACTCTTCCGCCGTCTGCTTTTGACCATGGGCCATACCCACCACTCATAGGTCCAGCAGCATAGCTGCCTGAAGTTCCTGCACCTGTATATCCTCCACTACCACCACCATGCATATCCTCAAATTCCTCTGATGTGTGACGATCATCGACCTTTTGAAGTGTTTTGTTCACAAGGTCAATCGTGTCATCTGTACCTTCCATCGCCTCCTTTAGCATGCTGTTTATACGAAGGGTACTTCCATCTACACCCATCCCCGCATCATCTGTATCTTGGATAAGATTCGCTTTGATAATTTTTTCTTTTTGCTGATTCTGGTAATCCGCTAATGCGTTAGCTTCATCTTCTTCGTCGCTACCCTCATATTTATATATAGATGTTGGAACTTTATAATCTACTTCACCTATTCCTGAATATTCATCATGGTCTCCAGATCCTTTTATTCCTAACTTTTCATTTCCAAAAGCAATATCAGCTGCGTCTTGTTCTTTTTTAATTTGTTCCTCTCTTAGAAATCCAGGGTCACCAATTTCTTCTTTAATTTTGTTTAATTCTTCAAGTTGTGATGTTCTATTCTGGAGTTTTGCCAGATTCATTTCGTTCATTTGTGCCCAGGTTTTTCCATATTGATTTATGGAATCCAAGCTTCCCCATTGATCAATATATCTTGCTTGTGAATTTCTAACATGAGCATTTAACTTATGCACATCTTTGGCAATTTTTTCTGGATAATTACCCCATCCTGATGTTATATTTGTTCCCCATACATCTTGACCACCTAAATTCTTTCCAAACACAGTGTCGCCCTTGTATCCCTTTTGTGATTGAACAAAAATTTGTTCAGCAGGAGTCATCTTATAATAAGAATTTGGTAGCATTCTTCCAATCACCGCACCAATGCCTAATGGAATTCCCGCCGTCTTTCTTGTGTCTCGAGGATCTTCAACTGAATAGTTTCCTATAGACGTTTCATCACCTGCATCAATTTCATATGGTGGAGCATTTTTAGACAGGTAATATGCGATAGCATCTCTCTTCATATCCTCAACAGGACGTTGACCACCACCAGTAAGTTCATTAAAAAAACTTGTTATTTTATTTGGATTTTCTAAACGTCTCTGCCTGTCTGCTAGGGCTTGAGTGTAGGCAGCAAGTAAACCACTAGTATTAGCCATTATCTTCTTCCTCCTGGATGTACATCTAATCTAAACGTACCTAATTTCCAATCTTCTGCTGCAGCTGTGTTAGCAACCTCTAAAGCAATTTGTCTAGCTCTTATTCTAACGTTTTTTTGAGTTGTAGTACTATCACAACTAAAAGTATTGGTTACTTGAGAGCTGTTTGGATAAATTTTTGTTTTAAATTTAACAGCAGTATTGCCTGTTTGTGAAATAAAATCTGGTATAAATCTACTAATTCTCATTATAAATTCGCCATCTCCTCTTAGATCAGGCATTCCTACGGTCTGACCTGTTTGAGAACTTCTCCTTTGTGTGATATCGAAATCACCCGAAGTAATCGATCCTATTACAGCGGTAATTATTCCCCCTGTAGTTACTTGATCGGTCCCTGTTTCCTGTTCAAAGTATACAGTAGTTCCGTCAGTATTACCAGTAACATCGAAGGAAGCATTATCGTCCGGGTTAAAGTATGTTGCATGAGGTTTACTAAATACAGATGAATCTCGCCATGCTGCTCGGGGTAAAGTACCTGTAGTCCATATAGGTCTTTTTGATGTTGAGTCTAGATAGTTATAAGTAACTACCCTATCGGCTACATCCGAGCCAGACGTACAATAAAACCAGCTTATTTCTCCAAAGAGATTGTTTAAACCACAGTTAACAATGTCTCTTGCAGTAATATTAATATCTTCATATACATAATCTTCTACCAAACATGGCATTGATCTTAACTGACCATCGTATGCAAAGAATCCATTTTCAGACATCCAATAGGCAGTACCATCAACCTCTATATTAGCATTTTTACCAAGCAATCCACAGTTAGTTCCTACTTGTTGAAATGAGAAGGTAAATGGAGCACCAACAAATTGCATAAGAAATAATGCTGTATCGGTCCAAACATATATGGCATCCCTACCTCTGATAGCCCCCATAATTTTAGAGCCATCGGCAAGTCTTTGAGTGCCTGCTGTATTGGTAGCGGTTACTGTATAAGATTCTGATTGATCAATACTTTCCTGATCGGAGAAACGAATAAACATATCATCTTGAGTATCGGTATCTCCAACAGTTGTTTCTGTTCCAAAAAATACTAAGTGTCTGTCAGGTGTTGATACTAACACATGACGGGATGCAGTAGGTGCATTGGGTAATACTGTTGCTCGAATAGAAGTTGCATTGGATGGAGCCGAGTCCCATTCAAAACATTTTCCATTATAAATAAGTGCTATTAATTTTGTTGCATAGTTATCTAATACCCATAATCCTGGAGCAATTGTAATGTCTGAAGAAGAAGATCCTCCCCAATCTACATAGTCTGTAATATTCGTAACTGCTGCTCCGGACAAATGAGCTGCTCTTGTGGTGTAGTTGACCGCACGGGCTCCTCCAGTTAATGTGTTTGTTGATGTATCGTTAGCACCATAACTAATATCTTCTGTTCCAACTCTTATTTCACCTGACGATGGAAAGGCAGACGAATCTGTTAGAACGATAGTTGTAACTGCAGCATCGTCTGCAAGACCGCTCGCTAAAGTAGTTGTTGCGGGTCCTGCAGCAGTACCGCCCCATAATCCTGTACCAAAACCATATCCACCTAATTGTTGAGAAGGACCGACAGTGTAATATAAACTAACAGCTCCAGATCCGGCATTAGTTATAGGCGTCCCTACTTCTGTAGTCGTCATTGTAATAGTAAAGGTAGTGGCTGATGGAATAG